CATACCTTCTTACCCCAGAAGAAGTTCCTAATGTTACTGTTGTTTTATAATATGCGTCTTTAGTTATGGAACCGCTTGTATAAGTTGTAAAAGTAGTAGTTGAAGGTACTATATATTCATCGTCTTCTGTGACATAAACATTATGAGTAACTCCGTTTATTGAATATTTTGATTCTTGACTCCAAGTACATCCACCGATATCAGTATCATTTGATATTTTATCGAATGAGGCGCCTTGATATACCCAAGAGCATACATTATTTCCAACTACTCTATAAGGCAAAACCAATCCTTCTACGTCAAAGGGTGTAGTTAATTCAAAAGATATTTCTACTGCATTTTCTTGTTCTATTCTATCAATTATATAAATTTGACGAGGAAACTCTATTGGAGTACTTCCTGAGCCTGGATCTGCACTTCCCCCTTTTAAATATTTTGCAAGTGTTCTTCTTCTATAGAGTTTTTTACCTATAAGATCATCAGGGGTTAATCCTCCTAAAGCATCTCCAAAAGTACTTAGTATATTTGCAAAAGTTATAACTGGCCGTGCTGAAGTTCCTGTAGAACTGTGTTCAAATCCTTCTGCTTCTAGAGGAATTGCAGTGTAAGTATTTAATTGTGTATTTGTATCATAATCATATATCTGTATTGTAGAAAGGTCTCCCTCTACAGAACGTGTAAAATAAGCTCTGCTTGAGCCATCATCATTTAAAGCTAATTCATATAAAATTACAAAAGAAGATTCTTGTTCTAAAGCTTGGACTTCTTTTATTGCTATTTTCTCTGTCACGGTTCGTATACCCTTCTAAATGTTGCTGTTAAACTATAGTAATCATCATACGCCCAGCTTTGGTTCCAAGTATCACATACACATTTTATTGTTTCTGTACTAGAGCCTGCATTACTATCTTCTATATCAAAACGAAACTTACTTACTCCTCCAAGAGATTCAAAAAATGCTACAAGATCGTCTATTTCTGCTTTTGGGCGAGTTGAAAAAGAAACACTTAATGTTTGTTCTAAATTATTAATTCCATTTGCAATTCTTTGTTCATACCCATCCCCAAAAGTTACTGTATGAGTTTTAGGTTTTGAATTTCGTGAAAATCCTTTATCTGGTTGTACAGGCGCACTAAACCCTGTTATATTTGAACCATTATTTTGCATTATTCCAAAAGCCATAATTAATTCCTATTTAAAACACCGCCGGGTCTTTTCTCTCTTTGTATTGTTTCCATAACTGCTGCTTGAATTGCGACTCCAAGTGCTTTTCCTCTTTCTCCATCCATTGTAGTTGAAGAACCTCCGCTTGCATCCACATTAATGACTACATTGTTTTGTCCTGCACCGCCTCCCATCATTTCTACTGGTATTCTTCTTCCGTCAGGTAGTGGAACAACAGCTTCATTATATTTTCCTTCTCCTACCATATAAGTTGGAGAAGTAGCTACACCTCCAGTTCCAAAACGTTTTGTTCCAGCAGCCATATAGCCACCTGCTGCCATTGGTATAATTCCTCCATTGGCAAAACCAAAAAATCCTGTTACAGAAGCAGCCATTCGTGCTGCGGCGATTTTTGCTAGTTCTGTTAATACTAATTGTGCTAAAGACTTAAATGCATCTTTTGCTGAAGCAGATCCTGTTGCAATATCTTCAAACATTTTATTAATTCCCTCAGCTAAAGTATTCTGAAGTTTTCCTCCAATTGTTAAAGATTTTGCATATGCTTGATATTGAGCATCAGAAGCCTTTAATTGTTCTTTAGCAATAGCTAGTCTTTGTTCATCTTCTTTACTTAAATCTTTATTAATTGATAGTTCGTTTACTTTAGTTTGTGCTTGATCTCTTGCAATTCTTAAATTTTCTTTTTGTATGTCCTCTTTTGCAAATCTAGCTGCAGCACCTGTGCGATATTGCAACCCTGCACTTGCAGTTTTTTGCTGAGCAGATTCTAACTCAAGAGCTCTTCGTGATGTTAATACTCCTTCAATTCCTAATGAAAAATTATCAAGAGCTGTTGTCATTTCATCTAAAGTAGCATCTCCTCTTGCCCCAAATACTGATTCATAAATTTTTTGTACGATATTCTCTTTATTATCCCCAGTTAATTTAATTGTAGCATCTAAATTTTTATAGCTAGAAAGAAGCAAGTCTAAAGGGTTTTGTGTACTTAATTTTGAATATTGTTGACTAAACCCTTCAATAGTAGTATTTATTTGTTTAAATGCTGTATTTTGTGCGCCTGCTTCTGTAGTAATATTTTTTAAACCTTCTGTTAAGTCTGTAGTACTTATTTTTCCGTCTTCAAATTGTTGGAATAGAGTTGCTATTTTTGGATTAATTGTTCCTAAATCTTTTCCATACTCTATTAATGCCTGTCTTTGTTTTTGTAATTGTTCCCCTGTGAATGCATCTTTCCCTGTTCTACTTTCCATTCCTTTTAAATTTGCTGCAAGACCTGCTATTCCTGAACTTGCAACAGTTGCTACATTTGATTCAAATAATTGAGAAGCAGTTAATCCTTTTCCTGTTTTTAACTCAGTTTCTTTACGAGTTTGTAACATATCTTTAAACTCTTGATGTAAATCTTTTACTTTAGATTGTGCATTTTCAAATTGTTCTGCTAAAATTGTTCCTGGTCTTTCTTTTGCTGCTTTATCGGCCATTTCTCCGATCCAGCCGCCTCCATCTGCGCCTGCTTGTACTGAAGCTTCGATATTTGAAGCTATGGCATTTAATTTGTCTTCTGCAAATTCTCCTCCTGCTTTATAAAACTGCCCCACAAGTGGAATACCACTTAGAAAATTTGCGAGTTTGGCTATTCCTGCTCCAACCAATCTTATAGCTTTTGCAAATCCTAACATTATTTTATCAAAATTTGCTTTTACAGCATTAATTCCATCGATTGCTAGTTGTATAAATCCAAAAATAGCTATAGCTCTAAATGCTAGATTCATTGCCATAGCTGCACCTTTTGCAGCTACTGCTATTCCTTTAAATGCTAGTTTTGCTGAAGCTGCCATTATTTGGAAAGTTCCTTTAAAAGCAATACCAGTTAATTTAATACCTGTTCGTAAAGTCATATGAGTTTTGCTACTCTCAATTTCCATTTGTTTCATGGCGGATTTAAACCCACGAACTCTTTTAATATCTTCTCCTGCGAAAATACCTGTTGTTATTTTTCCATGTTTTTTATATTCCGCTTCTGCTTTTTTAAGAGAATTCTTTATCCCAGAAAGTTGTTGTCGTGAAAGAGTTTCTCCTTTTGATAAAGCTTGCATTCCTGATGACTTTAATGCTGCTGCAGAAGTAAATTTTCCTGCCATCTTTTGGGCTTTTTTAGTTCCTTGTCCCCCTCGTTGTGCTTGAAATTCTTGGTAAGAACTTTTTATATTTGATAAAGAAGCTCCAATTCCTGTTCCCATTCTTCCTATCATACTATTATCTATTTTTTCAGATAATTGGTCAAAAGCAGGTAAAACAGATTTTAAAAGGGTTGAAACAAAAATACCTAGTATAGCTACTGCAGATTTAATATTATCAGTAAAAAATCCTGCAAGAACTTCTGCTACTGGAGTTATGAATTGCATGGCTTTGTCTTTCAAGTCTATGAAAGTTGCTATTAATTTATTAAATTGATTAACAGGAACAGCATCTCCTACTGCACCATATTTTTCTTCTGCTTGTATGAGTACTTCATTAAGAACTGCTTGTGATTTTTCAAAAGTAGTTAAATCTTTGGCAGATTTTTTCATTTGATTAGCATACTTTTTAGTTGCTGGTTCAAGTCTTAAAATAATACCAAGTTCATCTAATAGTTCTGGTTCTGCTTTGGTAACACCTCTTACAAGACGATTGAATGAATCTTCAAAATCTCTTCCTAGTGCGGTTGAAGCTCCTTTTGCAGCTTTTGCTAATTTACCCATTTGTTCTTCACTGAATCCTGCTGCTAACATTATTTGTGAAGATTGAGCTGCTTGTCTAAAATCTATTTGATATCCTGTTGCTTCCTGAAGATTTTTTGATAAACTTTTTAC